CGGTCTTGGGGTTTTACTACCTTTTCGGTTTATCTCAAACCCAAAAAATTCTGCCATTATTTATTCCTCAAATTAATATTATCAGAGGGGAATAAATCCCCCTCGTCAAATATATTTATACTACCTACGAAGTAGTGTCTGATTCCCAATACTGAACTGCTAATTCTACTGTGAATTCTTCAATCGCATCAGCTGTATCGTAATTAAGATCGATAGCTGCTACTGAAAGTGGCCAACACCCACGGAAATCATATTTCTTGGATACTGTTCCATCTTTTCGTAATTGCTCTACAACTACGTCAGAAGAATATTCATTTAAGTCGACTAAACCTGTATTTTCTTGGTGCTCATTAATTCCATTCATCCATTCTTCGAATGCATTTCTTACATCAAACTCAGCATCATTGATGATAGTTAAAGTAAGATTCTCAAATACTCTGTCGCCAGCCATTTTAAGTTTTCTTCCTCTAAATCCTACCTCAATTGCTCCGATGGTTGAACCAGGAACAGTTGCTTGTTTGCATAAGAAAGATGTTAATTCAACGTTAGCTGAATCGACATATGTTGGGAAATTAACAGTAGCCTTGAATAAAGAAGGTCTTGCACCGCCACCAGCTAGTTTAGATTTAAAATCGTCTATGCCTAATATTGCCATGTCTTAGCCCTCCTTATGAACTAGATCCGGCGATCTCTGTAAATTCGACGCCAGTTCTTGTTGCTACAAAGTTTAAAGTAATGAAGTTAATAGATCTAGCAGGCTTGACATAAATGTCAGCTACGAAATTATTAGTATCAATTACTTGACTTGTGTTGTTAGTAGTATCGCAGATAACTGAGAAATCACTCAATCCTCTACGCCCTTTCACATCTCTTAAAAATGGCTCTACCAAATTCTTAAACTGAGCTCTTGTAAACTCGTCGTTGAATTCGAATAACTGTGCTTTCGCAGCAGTTGATATTGCCTTTTCTAGAACTATGAATAATCGACGTACGTTAATACGGTCGAATGCAGAAGGTTTGCTCAACAGAGTTTTGTCTCCATATAGAATCGTACCTTGTCCAGGTAGTGATACTAGTGGATTTACTCGTCCCTTGTATAGTGTATCCCTGTCAGCCTTGACTGGATTCCATGCAAGTTTGGTAACTCCTAGTAGTTGACCACGATTAACACCGGCTGGTGAGAACCATGCATCAGCAACTCTATCTGTGCCTGCGCATAAGCCTGCTATGTGTCCGGAAGCACCTATCCAACGATAAGTATCATTATACTTGTCGTAGACATATACTGCGGATGAATCACATGAAGCATATGAACTAGAACTTAGTCCATTAGCAAATGCCATAACATCTGTTGCTGGAGCAGAAGAACCTTGTGAATCTGCAATTGGAGGTGATACAAATGCCATACAATCTTTACGGGCGTTAGCCACGGTAATCAATTTTTCGGCAATTGTCTCAGCAGCATTAGCGTCAGGGTATGCAAATAATAGGCCAACATCTACTGTTTCTGAATCTGCAAGAAGGTCGTAACCTGCTTCGATTTCACCAGTAGTTGGTGTATTATCATCTGTTCCATCTACTAAACTATCTGATATAGCACTGGTTGAACCAGCTATAGTTGATAGTGCTGTAAGATTTCCTCCAGCGTTACTTAATGCGGTTGGATGATCCATCCATCGCACATATTCGGAACCTGTATTTACTACATCTACGTAGTAGTTTGAAGTTCCATCGGGTTTTTTAGCATCAGCTGCTTGTGAAGCAAACGAAAATGTTTCTAAAACAGTACCTGCGGTACCACTAAATACTCCATCCTCATCTATCACAGCTACGTGAAGCTCGTCACCGATCGATCCCTTACCTAGATTAGCAGCTTGAGTTGAAGTTCCTGGGGCAGCATCAAAAATATCAGAGTACTTAGAAGTACCGTGATATGTAATACTGGACCATGAACTAACTCCTTCTGTGACTATAGATACCTTAAGGCTGTTTCCTTTAGACCCTGGGTGCTTAGCAGCCCAATGTCCAACGGATCCGCCGCCAGTACTATAACCTTGATCTACGTAATGGGTATCATTTTTTATCAATAGTCCGCCTGCATTAGCTGTAGCATTTTTATGCCCACTAGTTACACGAACCACTTTCAGAGCGTTGCCATATTTTAAAAATGACGCGGCTGTTAGAAAGTATTTGAATGTACTGTCATCCGGACTTCCAAAGGTATCAGCTAAGTTCTGTTCAGAACTAATGCTAACCACTTCGTTAGTTGGACCCCAGTTAAATGACCCAGCGAATCCACCAATACTGGTAGATACGGCAGGTACTACAGCGGTCGCGTCAATTTCTTTGACTTGAACGCCTGGTGATACTTGAAATGCCATCGCTTTATCCTCTCAAAAAGGTTTGTTTATAAGTTAACATGATATAATCCATAATACGGTTATTTTCACTCGTAACTATTTATAATTAAAATAATCCTGTGGTCTTTGTATCTTCCTCGAACCACACGTTACCCTCTCC